CTTTACTATCAGTGCGTTAATCATACGAATATGAATAATACAATTAACATAGTATAATATTATGCACAATCGGTTTGTAGATAAAAAACGTAGAAATATTAATCTGAGGGATATGCAGGTTAAGAATATTTTACCTGAACATTATGGAACTTATTATCCTAAATTTATTTCTTTGCTTGAACGTTATTACGAATTTCAAGATCAAGAATCTTCTACCGAATTATTAAATCATCTCTTCGCTACACGCGATGTTAATGAAACTGATATCACTTTGCTTTCTTACATAGAAGATGAATTACTTTTAGGTGAAGAATATTTTCAGGGGTTTGGTAAAAATGATAGTGAACTTCGAGCCGCTGCCAATTTTTCTAATATTTTGTTTCGATCTAAGGGCACCAAATTTGCAATAGAGTGGTTTTTTCGTTCGTTCTATGGTGAAGATGTTGAGGTTTTGTACACAAAAGAAAATATTTTTAAAATAGGTGATGTGGATTCCCAAATTGGTCCTTTCGGATTAAAGTATCTCACCGATGATAAATTATATCAAACTTTTGCATTGTTGGTTAGAACTGGTATTTCAATTTCAAAATGGAAAGAAGTTTTTAAATTGTTTGCTCATCCTGCTGGTATGTATTTGGGTGGAGAAGTTCTGATAGTAGACGAAGCTTCAACGCCTATTGTAACATTAAATGATGCTATTGATGCTTACACTAGAACAACATACACTATTACTGCGGCGGCATCTAACAATGAAGGTGTTGATTGGTTATTCACTGTAGATAGTTTGAATCAGAGAACGAATCAAGATGCTGTTTATTGGTACGGTGAACATATTGACACATCAGATGCTGACTTTGGTGTTAATTTTATTAATGGAGATACTGGATTACCACTATCCAATTCACCACAATATCTAGAAATGAATAACGGATCTGGTTCTTTTTCTATAAAGACGATAATAGATCCTAAAGGCACAGATCCTCTTGCACCCACTAACGAACAATTTAAGATATACATCAAAGATAGAAGTGATAGAATTGTAGCCGAAATGACATGCGATCTTGTCGATGTAATTCCTAATTGGCAATTAAACGTTTCACCGGGTACAACGATTGTTGAAGGTGATTCGTTGACGTTTACTTTGCTAGGTAATAAAGCAGAATTACCGTATGATGGTGAAAACACATTACGATGGTACTTAGATGAGACACTATCGACTGTTGTTGCAAGTGATTTCGAGGGTAATATACCAAATTCTGTTGGAACAGCCGAAGAGTTTACTGTTACGTCTTCTTCACCAACAGTAGCATCAGGTTTTTTTAATGTAAGTTCTTTAATTAACACAGGCAACACAGGTGATCAGACTGCAATTTTTAAAATTATAAACGTTAATAATGTCGAAATTGCATCTCAATCAATAACTCTTCAAGAAAGAACCGTTTCTGTGGGCGTAACAGTGCCGAATACTGTTGAAGGTAATTCAATAGTGGCTAACGTTATAATAGGCGATTATGCAGACGGGGATACTCTGGCATGGCAATTTACTGGAAATATATCTTCTGATTTTAGACTCTCAGCATTCTCTGGTTCATCAGTATATTCTCACAATGGTGGCGCTGGGACAAATATAACAGTAACCACAACGTCGAGTGATATTTTTCAAGACACCGTTACCGGTGCAATGGAAATTACCGACACGACTATACTAGGCACCGCAGTCGGAACTAGTGCGTCTTTTAATTTCACGGATCAAAGTTCAGTTTACAATATAATTGCTAATCCGACGACGGGTGGTGCGGTTCCTAATGAAACAATCACATACACTTTCGGTGGCACAAATATACCTGATGGTGAATATTACTTTTATCTGGAATTTAATGATATTAATCCAAACGATTTTGCATCAGGTGATGCTCCTCGTATAACTCCAACTGAAACAATTTCAGCGGGGTCTTGGTCAACAGGCATAACCACAATAACCTGTGATTCGACAGAGTATATTGTCGGCGATAGACTTATTATCGAGGGTGTTACACCTTCTGCCTATAATGGTGGAGAAGATGGATCTTTTGTAGTTACTTCTAAAACTGTTACTACTCTTTCGTATACACAAACAGTTAGTCCAGGCACTTTTGTGTCAGGTGGAACAGTAAAAAGTCGTATAAGACCTATAGCAATGTCGGGTAATTCTGGATCAACTACTTTACAGTTTAATGGAACACCACCCAGCTCCCAATTAGCCTTTATAGTTCATTTAGCTACTACCAATACCTCATCTCCGAATGATGTGGCCGAGCTGTCTCAAGTTACTTCAGGCACTCCTCCGTCGATTGTAGGTTCCCCAACATCTCAACAAGAAGGTGAAGATATAACCTTCACAGTTCTTGCTAATGGATTTACTCCTGGAACTTGGAAATATTGGTTTGTGGGTGACATAACTGCAAACGATATTTCCACTCCTTACGGTGACATTAACAATAAACAAGATTTTACTGTTGATGGTTCAGGCAATGGTGAAATTGTTGTTAGTATTGTACCTGATCAAAATCGTGAGGGTAATGAAACTTTTAGTTTGGTAATAGGTTCCGCTGCAATAGGCAATCCTCCTGTTGCTCAATCTAATACTGTAACGATCATAGACTCTTCAACACCAACTACAACTGTCAGCAACTATACAGCATTGACCGGTAGTATAGAGGCATTAACAGTTACTGAAGACGATAATTTATACATAGGCGTAACCTCAACCGGTAATCAACTTGTCGATATACCTTTTACTGTAACAATATCAGGAGCAGGCGCAGCTAAATATACTTCATCATCTGAACAAATAACTAATCCTGCTATGGGAGGTGGTACTTCATACGTCACATTCACTGCAATGGGTGACGATGGAACTCCTGATGGTCCTAGAGATATTGATATAACAGTAACAGAGAATCAGGGCAGTACAGAAATAGCAACTAAAACCATAACGTTAAATGATGCAGCAGTAGGTTATCAATTAAATTATTTGGGATTTGATGGAGGTGGTGTAGGCGGCACTGTTCCCGAAGGCTCGATCTCAAATTTCGAAATTGTAGCTAACAATGTTACTTTACCACAAGATGTTCAAGTTCGTTTAGAAGATTTTGTGGTGTTTCCATCTGGATTAGTTGCGAGCGGTACGAATCAAATTAATTTATTTTATCTTCTTGGTACCAATGTGCCTCCTGGAATTCCAGAAGTCATCAATATAGGTGAAGAGGTTTGGGTTGATGTGAGTGGTACTGCTACATTTATAGGTAACGTAATTGCTGTTCAAGGATATAATCCTCCGTTCCCTGGCGAACCATATACTTCTATTTTTCTAGATAGGGATATTTCATTATCTACCGCCCTTTACAATTTAAACGTTATAGACCCACTTAAAGGCGCAAGATCATTTAACGTCCCTTGGATTGATATAAATGTTAATGAGTCACCTAAATCAGTAAATCTAATCACGAATGCACAAACAGCCTTTACTGGAGATAAAACTTATAATTTTGAATTATATGAAACATTGCCTCCAGATATTACAGGGGCTAGACCACTTGATGGAGAGCCTGTTGATCCTACGACTGTAATTACTATTAATCATCCTGCGACCACAGTTAACATAACGCCTACTTATATCGTATCTACTGGAAACGTCGAAGCAACAGCTGGTTTTACGTTATACCCTAATGGTAACATGACGGCAAGCCCATCTAGTGGTGATGATCCTGTAGATATTACTCCTCCTATAGATATAGCCGATTGGTTATCATCTCAGGTAAATGGAGTTGGTGGTGCATATCAGGTCCAAGCATACTCTTACGTTTTGAACCAAGCTCCTGTTAATAAAAATGCACTAGGAGTTACAGGAGTTGGTAGTTCTGGTGTATGGACTAATTTTGGTGATCAATGGCATCGTTTAAATGAAGAGTTCACGATCAGTCTTTTCTCGGAACGAGGCGATCTAGAAAGAGATATTCAAATAGTAATTAAAGAGTATTCAGGAACATTAGGCACAGGTAACACGGTGTTTGGACCTCATACTATATCATTAGCTGCGTTGACGAGTAATTAACATATGAATGAAACTATAAAGAAAACTCCTGAAGAAAGAGTTGATTACGACTACGATTATTCTAGAGCCACATATTATGAATTAATTGATAAGGGACGGGAGTCATTAGATCTAATGATCGAAGTGGCACGAGAGTCAGAACATCCGAGAGCATTTGAAGTGCTCTCGGGATTAATCAAAAACATTTCTGATGTCAACGACAAATTAATGGATCTAAATAAGAAGCATAAAGAAATTATTAAAGAAGATAAACCTGATCAGAAATTGATCACAAACAATAATGTGTTTCTTGGAAGCACAACTGATCTACAAAGATTATTAAAGAATGATGAAAAGGTGATTGAATCAGATGCCACAAGCAATACGAATGTCGAATGATACATATCAATATAACCACCTAGTAAAAAAAGACGGTGTAGTTCAAGAATGGACTAAGGATGAAGTAGTAGAGTATGCGAAATGTATGTCAAATCCTGCGTATTTTGCTGAGACCTATGTCAAAGTTATTTCGTTGGACAGGGGTCTTGTTCCTTTCAATCTTTACCCCTATCAAAAAAGTATGTTCAATCACTTTAACAACAATCGTTTTAATATTGTACTTGCTTGCCGACAATCTGGCAAGTCAATTTCGTCTGTCGCCTATCTTCTCTGGTACGCAATCTTCAACCCCGAAAAAACAATCGCAGTTCTCGCAAACAAAGGTTCCACTTCGAGAGAAATGCTCGGGCGTATTACTCTCATGCTTGAAAATCTTCCATTCTTTTTACAGCCTGGTTGTAAGACTCTCAATAAGGGCAGTATCGATTTTTCTAATAATTCTAGGATTGTTGCTGCTTCTACCAGCGGGTCTTCTATTCGTGGTATGTCTGTCAATTTGCTCTATCTCGATGAGTTTGCTTTTGTTGAGCGAGCATCTGAATTTTACACTTCCACCTATCCTGTTGTCTCTGCCGGTAAAGATACAAAAGTTATCATCACGTCTACGGCAAACGGTATCGGGAATATTTTCCACAAAATCTGGGAAGGTGCGAATCAAGGAGTAAACGAATACGTTCCATTCAGAGTTGACTGGTATGACGTGCCTGGTCGTGACGAGAAATGGAAAGCAGAAACTATTGCTAACACTAGTCTACTCCAATTCGACCAAGAATTTGGAAACACTTTCTTTGGTACAGGCGATACTTTAATTAACGCCCAAACACTTATGCAATTACGCGCCAAACAACCTAGGTCATATCGAGAAAATGGCGATCTTCTCATATACGAAGAGACTGTAGCCGAACATGAATATGTCATGACGGTAGACGTATCAAAAGGAAGAGGACAGGACTATTCTACATTTACTATAATCGACATTAGCGTGAAACCTTTTCAGCAGGTGGCTGTGTATCGCTGTAACACTATCTCGCCTTTGCTCTTTCCTAATATTATCTATAAGTATGCGAAAGTCTACAACGAAGCTTATGTTGTTATAGAAGCAAATGATCAAGGTTCACTGGTATGTAATGGTTTGTATCAGGATTTAGAATATGAAAACATGCATGTTGAGTCCGTCACCAAAAACAAAATGGGTATTGAAATAACTAGAAAGACTAAACGAATTGGTTGTTCTGGTATTAAAGACTTATTAGAAGAAGGTAAATTAGAAATACATGATGAGAATACTATCATGGAAATATCAACCTTTATTGCTAAGGGTGTTTCATATGAGGCTAGTGATAACAACCACGACGATTTAATGATGAACTTGGTTATGTTTGGTTACTTCGCTACAGGTACTTACTTTAATGATATAACAGATATCAATATGAAAGAGATGTTATTTAATCAGAAAATGCAAGAGATTGATGATGATCTTGTGCCGTTTGGTTTTCACGATGATGGCAGTGACCTGATAGATCTATTAGAATCACAAGAAGAGATGAAAGATAAAGGTTGGTCAATACCCTTTGAGTCGGAATGGTAATGCAGAATTTTCAGATAATTTATCCATTGAAGAATACCGATATAGAATCTATTTTAAATATTTACAACAGATTTCCCGTTAGAATTATACAACAAGAACACGAATTGTTTTATGTTGAAAAACGAGAAGTTGAAAATGAAAATGTATGTGTAAGACTAGACGCTTGGGTTCAGAAAAAATACCGTTTAAAAAATAAATCACATCACTTTTTAAGACTTGATAAATGGTCGTGGATAAAAAGTCATAGACCACAATCACCCAGAACAATTATTACGATGCTTGAAAAATCAGAGGATCTAGTTGGCGGTCATATGTTATTGACGGATAAACATTATGATCTACCACGATTAACTAAGGATCATGAAATCATTGGTGATAGTATGCATCGTAGTACAGTGGTTCCTAGTACTCCAAAATTAGATATTGGTGCTAGTCTGAGTTACACACCAGAAGCATTGCCTGCAATGACTCAGGTAGAGCAGGGCCATCAAATAGTCTTAGTCAGTCAATATGTTAAGAATTCATAATACATAAATAAAAGCATTGAGATATTTACCGTATTATGTAACTCTTATTCATGTTAACGAAAAAAGGACACGACTATGGCATTTTCACCATCAGAGTCTCCAGCAGTCACAATCAGAGAAGTTGACTTATCAGGTATTGTGCCTGCGGTTACTTCTTCTACTGGTGCAATTGTTGGCGATTTCAATTGGGGCCCAACCAATCAACCTATTCTAATCGGAAACGAAGCAGAATTGGTTTCAAACTTTGGATCCCCTTCACTCGTAATTGACAGCAGCAACGTCGATTTTCTATCAGCTTCCAGCTTTCTAAAATACTCTGGTTCATTATATGTCACTCGTGGATTAGACGCAGCAGCAAAAAATGCTGTTGACTCTGCATCTTCTGTAGGCAATTCACCAGTAGTAGAAGGTCTATCTAGTTGGAACTCTCAAAAATCTGGATTTATGACAAGCGGAAGTAACCGTCTTGTTGCCAAATATCCAGGTGAAGTTGGGAATTCCTTAGCAATCTCTATCTGCCCTTGGTCAGGTATTATTGCAGATGGTGGTACTTCTGTTGCTGTAGATGGGCAAGATAGTGCATTCAATGCATGGGCTTATAAATCATTCTTTGACGATGCTCCTGGCACCTCTTCTCACGTATCTGCACGAAGCGCAGACAGTGCAACTGCACATGATGAAATTCATGTTGTCGTACTTGATGAGGGCGGTAAATTTTCAGGTACGCCTGGAACAGTTTTAGAAACATGGCCTTTCCTTTCGTTAGCAACCGATGCAAAAACTCCAGATGGTTCAAGTAATTTCGCACTAGATGTGTTGAATTCTAAATCAGCATTTATCTGGGCTTCTGCAATCGACAGTTCCGGTAAACCTACCAACGTATTATCTGCAAGTTTTGCAAACGATACTGTTACAGACCAAGATGTTCGTACTCAATCATTTAATGGTGGCAATCAAGCCTCTGGTGGATTATCTAAAGATGAATATCTGGTTGGATTTGATCAGTATGAAGACGTAGATACCATTCAAGTAGATTTTCTAATCGCACCTAGTTTGGGTAGCGAAGCAGATCAGAAAGATATAATTGTTGATCTAGAAAGTACGGCTAGAGGTCTACGTAAAGATTGTGTTGTTGTAGCATCTCCTGCAAGAGAACATGTTGTCAATGTACAAAATCCACAGACTATTGTAACCAATACCACTACTTTTGCTAAGACGTTACCCTCATCATCATACTTGATAATGGACAACAACTTCTTGAAAGTTTATGATAAGTATAGTGATGAGTATGTTTTCATTCCGGCTGCTAGTTCTACGGCTGGTCTGATGGCTGCAACAGATGGTAATGCTGCACCTTGGTATTCACCTGCGGGTAATCGTCGTGGTCAATACTTCGGAGTATCTTCACTTGCGTATAATGCAACCAAATCACAACGAGACAGTTTATACAAAGCGGGTATTAACCCTGTTGTAAATCTGCCTGGTCAAGGCGTATTACTCTTTGGAGATAAGACTAAACTAGGTCGTCCTTCAGCGTTTGATCGTATCAATGTTCGTAGACTGTTTTTAGTCATGGAACGTGCAATCAAATCTGCTGCTCAAAACGTAATGTTTGAATTCAATGATGAGTTTACCAGAGCAGAGTTCGTTAACATCGTTGAACCTTTCTTAAGAGAGATTAAAGGCAGACGAGGGATCACTGATTTCAGAGTTGTTTGTGATGAAACAAACAATACTGGGCAAGTGATTGATAACAACCAATTTGTCGCTGACATCTATGTTAAACCAGCACGTTCTATCAACTACGTAACCTTGAGTTTCGTAGCAGTTCGTACAGGTGTTGACTTTGATGAAGTGGTAGGTTTGGCTTAAGACCACAAGGAGAAATAACAAATGGCAATTTTAGGAGTCGATGACTTTAAATCAAAACTGCGAGGTGGTGGTGCTAGACCAAATCTGTTCAAAGCAACCATTAACTTTCCTGCGTATGCCGCTGGAGATGTTGAATTAACATCTTTCATGTGTCGTGCAGCGCAGTTACCCGCTTCAACAGTTGAGGCATTACCGGTACCATTCAGAGGCAGAATTCTGAATGTCGCGGGTGATAGAACCTTCGAACCATGGACCGTCACTATCTTAAATGATACCGGTTTTGAGGTTCGTGATTCTATGGAACGTTGGATGAATGGCATTAACGGTCACTCAGCCAACACCGGTATCACCAATCCTGTTGATTATCAAACGGATCTTATCATTGATCAATTGGATCGTGATGAGTCTGTAATCAAACGTTATAACATACGTGGTGCTTTTCCCACATCTGTTGGTGATATTGCATTAACGTATGACAATGGTGGTGAAGTTGAAACGTTCGAAGTATCGTTTACTTACCAGTATTGGGAGTCAAATACTACTAGTTAATAGTAGACTAAATAACAGGGTGTCTACGGGCACCCTTGTTATTATTATTAGGAAAAAGTATGGCAGACAACGATAACGCATTTCTCAAATTATTTGGATTTGAACTGAAACGAACAAAGAAAGTCGAGAGCAAAATGCTTCCTTCTATTGTTCCTCCTACTGACGATGACGCCGCTGGTTACATTAGTACTGGTGCTGGCGCATATGGTCAGTATATTAATATGGATGGTGATCAATCCAAAGATAATGCACAACTTATAATGCGTTATCGTGGTGTTGCTATGAATCCTGAAGTAGATATGGCTATTGATGAAATTGTTAGTGAATCTATCGTTGCTTCAGAGTTAGAATCTTCGGTAGAATTGAAATTAGATGAGATCGAAGCACCTAAGAAAATTAAAGATCAGATTCAAGAAGAGTTTGATAATATTATTTCACTTATTAAGTTTAACGATTTAGGCCATGATATTTTTAGATCGTGGTATATTGATGGGCGAATTGTTCATCATCTTCTAGTCAACGAGGCTAACACTAAAGCGGGTATTCAAGAGATACGACACATTGACTCAGCTAAGATCCGTAAGGTTCGTGAAGTCAAGTACAAAAAAGATCCTAAGACTGGCGTTAAAATCGTAGATAATATTGAAGAATACTACATCTATGAAGAGAAGCCAGGAAGCAACACCGTTCAAGGTGTTAAGATGTCTACTGATGCGATTAGCTATGTGACTTCTGGCTTGCTAGATGAGACTAAAAAGAAAGTTGTATCACACTTACATAAAGCATTAAAACCTATTAATCAATTGCGTATGATGGAAGACTCGTTGGTCATCTATCGTTTAGCACGAGCACCCGAAAGACGTATCTTTTATATTGATGTTGGTAACTTACCTCGTGGTAAGGCCGATCAATACATGAAAGATATCATGACTAAGTATCGTAACAAACTAGTCTATGATGCGTCTACTGGGCAGATCAAAGATGATCGAAAGCATATGTCTATGCTTGAAGACTTCTGGTTACCTAGACGAGAAAACGGTCGTGGTACAGAAATTTCTACACTTCCTGGTGGCGACAATCTGGGTCAAATCGATGATATCATTTATTTTCAAAAGAGATTATATCGTAGTTTGAATGTACCTGTCAATAGGCTGGAACAAGAGGCCCAGTTTTCTTTGGGTCGTTCAACAGAAATCTCACGAGACGAAGTAAAGTTTCAGAAGTTTATTGACAGGCTTCGTCGTAGGTTTGGAGGTGTATTTCTAGGCATTCTCAAGAAGCAGTTGATCCTTAAAGGTATCATCACTGCTCAAGATTGGGAAGAATGGAAAGATGATATCTACGTTGACTATATCAAAGACAATCATTTCTCTGAGTTAAAAGATCAAGAAATTCTTCAGAGTCGTATTGGTCTAATGAACGAAGTCACTCAGTATGTGGGTGAATACTTCAGTAAAGATTGGGTCATGCGAAACGTTCTTATGTTTTCTGATGATGACATTGAAAAAATGCAAAAAGATATTGACAAAGAGATTTCTGCTGGTGATATTCCAGATCCTGAAGAAGAAGCTGCTGCTGAAAGAGAAGCACAGAACGCGCCTCCTGAACCTACACCAGTGCGGGTGGTAGAGCCTAAGAGTGAAACTGAGCGTCAGAAAGATGCAGAAGACGCTAAGAAGAAAAAGGAAAAGAAAGAAGCATATATACCTACAGGTGAAGATGAGTTGATGGAAGAAATGACTAGGTT